CCTGCAACGTGTTCAGACAATGATACCGTAGCCTGGGCGCCGGAAGTCTTTACAGACGCTTCCAAACCGATCTCTATGTTCAGAGGGGAGTAATGGTCTTTCCAGTCATTAGCCATTGATTTTGTCCACCGCTTTTTTCATTTCACTTGCTATTTCGGTAGCCGTGTCGATAACATTCGTGTCCAGTATACGGGCGCTTGTTTCAACTGCCAGTGCATTCATATACGGATTGTACCCCGCGAATGCAAGGTCTGAATTAACTATTAACCACCGAACCAAGCGCTCACAACTAGGCGGTACAAACTTCTGATTAGCAAATAAGAACTCAACCAACGCCTTAACCTCTGCCTGTGCCATGTTATACGATTGCACAGCCATTTCAGCATTAAAAGTGCCGTCAAGGTATTCCTCGCCGGCTTTGATTGCTTCGGTTCTGTTCTGTTGCTGTAATATGTTTGCGCCTGTTCGTACAGCGTATAGCGCCATATCTCTAGCGTTCATTACCTCACCAGTGCAGTTTGTTTTACAGAGTCGTTTGAGTCAATAACGCCGTCGGAATCAAAGTCGTGTGGTAGGTTGAGTTTTGAAAGTGCGCTCTCGTATTCGGCATCTGCTATTTTGTACTTGTCCATATAACTGCTTTCGTCATTGCGTGCGGCTTTCAGATACACTAATTTAAGCGCTCCCCATTTTAGTACCATGTCAGCAGTCCGGCACGTAGACGGTATATACAATGCACTATCAACTAATGAGCTAACAAACTCGTTGGGGTCGTACTCTAACGGGTCATCAACATTTGCAGCGTACCGTTGCATTCCGTCAAGCGCCCATACTTCGTCAAATATAGTTTGGATCTGTTCGCTATACCCACCGACTACAAATTGCTTGCCCGTACCCGCTACAACCGAAAATGCCATTGATGGCTTGGTAGCGTCTGCTTCTATTTTTACGTTGTGTGCATCTGTAACCGCTGTAATTCTGTAAAAGCCTTCCCCGACAATATTCACTATCATACCTACTGAGGGTGCGGCAAGCCCGCCTGACGCTACGGAGAAATCGGTTGCAACTGAGTTTAGAGTAGTGAGGTCGAGTGCGGACACAACCCCGTCGTATGCAGGTGCGGTTGATGGCCAAATTGGTACATTCGACCAGAGAGAAGCGGCGAGCTCATCTGCTAATGAAAGTAAGTCCCTGTCGCAAATATGACAATGGAGTGCCATGTGATACCTCTAAGAATTACAGCGGTTAAAAATATAGGCTGACAGCCGATCGCTTGAGTTTGTTGTATTTTCCATAACACAAATTGTCATTGTCATATAACCAATAGAAAGAGCCGTTCCGTCTATCAGCCTATAATTTGGACGGGTGAGTATTCCATGCCACCCGAGCGCGACTCATGGCTTTCGACATGGATCACCCGCCTATAATATTGCGGGGACGGGACTTGAACCCGTGACCTTTAGGATATGAGCCTAACGAGCTACCGACTGCTCCACCCCGCTATTTTCTTATGTGCCAGACGCTACAATATCCTTGGCGGTACTGGGCGTGAATACCCCACCACGTATGATACCGTATACAGCGTACTGGTAAGCCGGAATAGTCGTAATGTGATTCTGGAGCAAACCCGTTGTAGCATTCTTGCTCTGCACAATTTTCGGAACAGTTGAATCCTTCAAGTTCCAGTAATGTGCTTCGGGTATGTCAGTCGGTTCATCATACGTCACCCATTTGCGCCTGTTGTTAGCGCCCAGAAAGCAACCGTTGGCTTCATCACCCTGTGGCTTGCTTATTTGTACCCGTACCTTATAAGCGCCCTCAAACTTGCCGAGTCCATCAATGGCACGGCTCTTTTCAAGTGCGGTCTCTGGCACTGTTTCGTCAGACGGGTCGATTTCGGCAGGGTCAGTGTCCGTAAGCTCTTCGGTATCTTCTTCGGTCATTTCGGCTTCGGCTTCGGGCGGTATGTTTTCGATTGCCACCTCTAACTCTTTCACGGTCATGTCCTCACAACCTATAATGTTGAGTGCGTCAGCCTGTGCTATCAATTCTTCTTTATGTGTCATTGTTCTGCTCCGTGTGGAAATTATGTGAAAAGGTCGGCAGTCGCCCTCACAGGAGAATCGCTACTTGTATAACCAAGAGAGGGAATAACAAGGGCGACTGCCATTATCAACCAAGAGTAGTAGTATACTATTCTGTGGCGGCTAATTCAAGTCGGGCAATGAAATTATGGTCGAGAATCCCAAATACCTGTGAAGCCTTCCAACCCGTAGTGTTACGCTGTTCGAGAGGATCAGAAGTACCGCCCTCTTTTGCGCTCTTACGGATAATACGGAGGCTTTCACCTGCGAGTGCTACACGGGCGCAACCACGATTTGCAAAAGCAAGCATGGTATAAACGTCACATGATGTGCCAGTAGTCGAGCGTAAGCCAGTGCCAGCGACAGCCCCGCCCAGATCGGCATGGACTTTCGCATTGGTTGTAGACATGAAACGCAAACTGCGATACTTGCCAAATTCGCCAGGGAATATTACTGCACCGGTAGGATACTTCTCAACAGGTGTCCACTTAGTACCTGCGGCTGTTTCAATATCGTCCTCAAGGTCGGTATGAACAATTACAGGGTAAGCGGCTGCCACGTTCTGAATATCCGTCCGTGTGTCCGTAGGGACGAGACGGGTAATCATTCCGGCGTTAGCTGACTTGAGAGTATTCTGCAAGCGGTCAAGATCGGCTTTGGCGCACGCTGTTATAATAGCGACACGTGACGCCACACCGTTTGCACGGCATACCGTAGTGCCACCCACAAACGCTTCACGGGCGACTGTATCAAGAGTCTCACCCGCATTCTCACCAAGGGTATCAACGGCGTCGTTAAGCGCCACGTCAGTCTCGGTTGCTTGCGTAAGGTCAGATGTCAGAATATAGTTGCCGTGCTGTTCAATAGTCAGAGAAACTTTGGTCTGTGTGTAAGCAATAGCATCTTTCGTTACGCCCTCAGTCAACGGTGTTACGTCTACCGTGATTTTGTTGGTACGAAAGAACTCCATATATTTGCCTACCGCATTACCAAGCGATTCCTCTACCGCAAACAGCGTATGAATAAGGTTCGGCACGGCACGAATAAGCGCTACCCGATTGAGGTACTTATTCACCACGTTTGCAGAACTCAAATGTGCGTTGGCTACTGCGAGATACATAGGAAATGCAAAGGCATTCCACAGCATGAGAAAAAGTTTAGAGAGTTTCATCGGTTATTCCTTTCTGTTATAAAAAATGTATTAGCGCCTGCCGCCCCGAACTTTTCTTATATCCTCGTCCGTCATAGCTTCTGGGTCAACTTCCCCAAGCGTAGACGGTGAGGTATCGGGTTTTTCAACAGGCGTGACTGTACCCGAAAATGCAGGTACTTTAAGTTTTTGCATCTTGTCCAGCGCCCCGTTGTATGCCGTCATTTCGTCCAGTGTCGGCTCTGCCCCCAGTGTAGGAAATTCATCAACCAAGCCCTTGTTGGCTTCGTCTGCTAACACTTCATCAACCAATGTCTTATTGGTCTTAAAAGCCTCCTCGACTGCCGAGCGCTCTTTTTCCTTGTAGGTATTAAGCGATTCACTCAAGGTGGTGTTAGTAGTTTCTAGCCCGTCTACCTTTTCAGTAAAGGCGGTCTCGATTTTTGCAAAACGGTCTTGCTCTTCAAACTGTTCGCGTTTTTTACCAGTGACCTTTTCAATCAGTCTGTCGTTGAGTTCCCGTATAGTCTTGTCCGTGTCTTTTACTGCGGACACAGCGGTATCAATGTCAGCCTGCGTGAATACTTCACCGTCTGGTATATGTGTTTCAAACACAGTTACCAATTTGCTCTCGATTTCTGTCGGAACAACTACACCCAATGCTATTAGGTCTGCAATCAGTTTTTTAATGTCAATTTTCATTCTGTGTGTTCTCCGGCTCTGCCAAAGTATAAAGGTTATTAAACCATCTCTGACGGTTATTTCTTGTGTTCGCTTGCGAGTACGTCAGCTACCTTTTTCGTGATAGCAACATTGTCACCCTCCACGCTGTAACTGTCGTCCTCAACAAATGTAGGATCGTCTTTCTTTTTTGGTTTACGGTAAACGCTGACCGTAGCCCCGTTTGATGTAAACTGTAATTCAAGTTTTCTAAGCATTTTACAGCCCTCAGTTTAAGGGTGAAAATTAAAAGCACGCACTATTGTATCAACTTCCAACCGTTTGTGCTACCGTCTACATTTATCCACAGGTTAGAGTACGGTATCGTAATGACCGCGTCCGACACAACATTGGAAACGGAAATGGTAGGCGGATTGGTCAGTATGAGAATACGTAGCCCAATACCGTCTGAGTTAGCGATGGGCCAAAATGTTGTGTCCCAAGACAACGGCGTGAAAGCTGTGTCCTGTACCACGTTGGTAGTGATGTAGTTGGTGGCTCCACTATACGTCCGGCTTATAATGAAGTTGGTCGAAAGCGCTCCGGCGTCCGGCAGGGCAATAACCCCGATTGCAGGGGTGCAGTCTTGTAGTGCTTGCAAGCCGAGATAGTTACCAACAGGCGCCTTATACGTAATGGCGTAAAAGTCAGTAGCGGCATCGGTGGCATACAGGCTGAGACAAACCAGCATAACCAGCATTAGAATGATGGACATTAATTTTTTCATTGTGTTACTCCGTTGGGTTGTTATTAGGTTTTGTTGTTTTGAGCTTATTCCTTGCCTGTGATCCGGTCAGTCCGAAGTCACTGGCTTGGCGTAATTTTGCTTGGTGCTGTATCAAGTCAGCCGTGTTTATTTCTACCCGCTTTTTCGCTTCTTCAACCGATATGTCGGGGTTCTTTTCAACTAAGTATTCAGAGAAGTTAGCCAGACCTTTTTCAAATAACCAGTCCCAATGTTCTCTGTCTTCTTTCGGATCAACCTGCTTCTCTGCTTCTTGAAAGTTGACCGTCATTTTATCGGGGTTCAGCTTCTGGTCTATTTTGTAGTCTTGCGGATAATTCTCAAAGTTGCCGCCCGTCACGTTGCCAGTAAACTGAACTGTACGCCCGATAGCACGCTCCGCTTTTATAAACCCGCTTTCCCTGCCCTGCCGTAATTCATTGAGCGCCCCACGATTTGCAACAAACGTCATACCTGGCTCACGGGTGGGTCGTAATTGAAAAGCATTCCCTGGCAATCCGAAGCATATTGCCAACATAGACAATTTATCCTGTAAGCAGTCAAGAGTCATTTTGAGGTTCACCGTGTAATCAATGACGCCCAAGTTACCACCGAGAGGTGCTTTATAAGCGTGTAACCATGATAGCTTCTGTGTGCCACCCTCTGCACCCGTACCACCGCTACCGATACCTGGCGAGGTTTCAAATAGCTGTTTGAATGTGCTGAATTTTAGTTGACCGTTTAAGTATGTGAGCCATACGCCAACCTCTGCTGCAGCATCTAAAAGGGCTTCGTCATATACGTCACGCCAAAAGCTGTTTTCTCTTATCCCGTCATGGAAGTCAAAGAACGGGTAGAATGCTTTTAACGATGGCCACTGTATAGAGTCGTTCAACTTCTTATACGGGTTCGGCGTAGTCATTGCGGGTATTAGGTCGAAATTCTTATCATACACTTTGAACTCGTCAGCAGTTGCATAGTGCCATTTCAAGCCCGTTATGTTGTCAATATTGCCGTTGATAATAGGCGTGTTGGTAGGTATTTCATACCATATAACGCCCGTGATTCTTTTGAAGTCCTCTTCCGACTGTACCACGTCGCACATATCCCGAGTCATAGGAAACCATGAGTGACCGAACTTCGTATACTTATGGCGTAGTATCACGTCATGGCACAGCATAGTCATTTTGTCTACATGGTCTAAATTCTCATCAAGATCACTAATTTCGCAAATGTCTTTATAGCGCTTGCTCATTGCGTCATCACTGGTGGTGACTTTGCCGTCAACCGTTTTCGGCTCGTCGTAATTCCACTGGCGCTCACACCCGTACCGATACGTCCGGCACACCTCGTCAATAACATACTTTAGAACATTTACGTTTGATGAAATAAACTTTTCCAGTACTCTTTGTTCTTCGTCATTGGTGAATATTATCTTTATTTTTTGCTTGATGAGTTCAGACAACTTACCCTTATACACCAATTTCCTATCCTCTATTTGTCCTTTCTCTTCGCCCTGCATAGACTTTAACGCCCGTGCCAGAGCCTCCTTTACCACATCGCCTCTATAACCTTTCATTAAATACATTTATGCCGCCCCTATTACATCCGTTACATTAATAGCAGAATTGTTTATTTTCCACCAAACTCTGTAATCAACTGCGTCTGAGTGGTGAGGGTCATGGTGTCCCTTGTCTATATCTCTCGTACCTGGCTTGACGCTTGCAAACGAGTAATCGTCTATGGTGTGCGTGCATTCCTCGTCTATGTACAAATGTGTCTCGCCTTTGTGATTCAAGAACTCGGCATTCGTTTGGCTGTGCCGTGTCGTTCTTAACGGGTTCGGCATAAGCTCCAGCCCTACTCTATGAGATCCAAATTTGAGTTGTAGCTTTTTAATAATAACGTCAAAGTTGCTCACCGTGTCAATAGTAGACGATATGGCATTGCCGGAATAGTCACCCGTAACCAAAAATTTACCCCTGTGCCGTTTGTACCTGTCTATAAACTCTTCGATACATTCATGCGTGTTTGTGCCGTCTATGTGTAGCTCGTCTATTACGTGAGTGTCTAGGTACGGCCATCTGCGGTCTGCAAGCTCAATGACGGTCGGGTGTTCCTGTATTATGTTCCAACACATAGGCGCTTTATTGAAATCACATGAGAGTATTATAGGCAAGTCGGCACGGTATTTCAACTTGCGTACATTGTTGATACGAGAGAAATTATAGTATACCGCCTTGGTGTTCAGCATGACAAAGCCAGCATCAATGTATGACGCCACCATTTCCTCACTGTACGTATTCAATAGTACCTGCAATGTTTTCTCAGGCAGGTTGATACGGCTACTCACCCTAATGTAATTAGCGTCCGGCAGTTTACCCTTACCCTCCAAGATGTCATAGCCCCAATTTAGCTGTTCCGGCGTCCCTGTGAGGAATAGCTCTAACATGGTTGATTGCGGCACACGTAAGCGGGAGAGAAAGAACTGTAATACTTCATGCTTCTGGATAAACGGCTCGTCTATACCGCCCCACCCGTAATTCGGTCCTTTTAGGTTATCGGGGTCGTGTCCAGAGAGTATGTCTATTTGAGCGCCGTTGATTGAGAAATAATGGTCGCTTGCCCGAAAGAAGTACGGTATTTTTGAGTCGTTCAGAATACCTTTCATTGTAGGTATAATGGTTCTCTTAGCCATCGGTAGGTTGGGAGAGACTACCGCCCCGAAAAGACCTGGATTCTCTAAGCAGAACTGTATTGCCCGTACCGCCAGTGCATACGTTTTACCGCTACCGAACCCACCTACAATCGCTTTAATAAAGGCGCTGTTGCCGTCAACGTCCCGTAGGTCATAGGCTTCGTGCTGATAGTCGTACAAGGGTATATTGTAGTCCCTTACTTTCGGGCGGTCGTCGCACTTGGCTTGGGTATCAAGATTAACTATGGGCATTAGCGTTTCCCTCTTGCCAATGCTTCTTATCGGTCTTAACAATAGTGAATGTAATGGCGCCGTTTGGTGGCGGTTCTTTGTTGTCGAGATCACCGCACTCACGGGCAAGGTCGCAGAGTATTGACTTGGCAAGCGGCATATCCCGCATTTTAACGGGGTACGGCTTGTAGGCAACTCTGCGCTCATACCCTGTAATGATACCGTCAGCGTCAGTAATAGGAACCTCCTCAATAGTCTTATACGACCCGATACGTACAACCCTTTCCTCCATTGCAAGCCAGTACATTCTTTCAAGCTCTTCAAATCGTCCAGTAGCATTCGCAAGTTTATACTTCTCTTTAAGACCGCCACGCCACTCAACCCGTAGGACATCAATGCGCTCTTTGAATTTGCAAGCGTCCGTGACCCTGCCGTAACTATCCCGTGGAAATTTCTTTGAAAGTTTTTCATTCCACCATTGTTTAATAGCCGATTCAGGCTTGCCGGACGGGTAGCCCACAAACTTTTCCATACACAGCTTGACAATATCTGCCATTTTGGTGTATTTGAATGACGCAATAGTTTCACAAATAAGCTCCGCATGATCCGGTAAAAGGTAGAATAATTTGCTTCGAGCGCGTGAGGATTTAACCTTCCTTGCCGCTTGTTGCCCCTTTTTGACCTTTTTGCCATTTCCCTTTGATATAGTACTACGGTTATGTCTTTTATTCATGGCTCTGCCAATCCTAAGTTGTGTCGCTGACACGCAAACGAGTTTAATACAATAGTTTAACTTTGGTTAAGCCAACTGTCAGAGATATAGGTACTCAACTACCGAAATAGAATAAATATTATTTCCCCAACAGTTGACCTCTACCACACAGGAGACAGCAAGCAACGGCTGTCACGCAATGATAATAGCAAATGGTGTTCTGGTATGTCAAGCGAACAAAAAAGAAGCCCTACCTTTCGATAGAGCCTCTCTCGCCAACAAACAGGAGTCAGCCTGTATATAAACCGAGTCTATTTAGGGGTAAACCCCTTTAACCCTGCACTCGGATTGTTAGCCTTTACCACTCTTCTCTTAATGTGTGATGCTCGCAAGCCTCTACAAAAAAGGGTTCTTGCATTTTATTTACCTTCTTATACTTCCGGCATCGCCGTTTGTGCATGAGTATATTACCGCACACCCATGCGTACTCAGTCCACTTGCCGCTTTTGATTGTGGTATATATTCTATACTTGCAGTCCTCACAAGTCAATTTCTTTGGTTCTGATACCCACATTACTCTTTCCTTTCAAATGTTACAGTGCCAATATTGCTTAAACTTTTGTATTCTATGTCCTCTATCAGTATTCGCTCTATGTCTGTGTCAACGGACATTGCTGTATTCATCATGCTTGCCAACATTTCAAACGTCTTACAATTAGGCAGGTCAAAGCCCGTGATTGCTTCCCACGTGTACCATTCGACTTTCTTTAGCATTATTTTCATATCAATTCTCCTGTTTCTCTGCTCGGTCGCAGGTGCTAAATACCTGAACCACAAACGATTTGGTGTTACGTCTACAATCGTATCTCCTGCCATCGGTAAAAGGTCTTTGCGTACTCCATTTGCAACGCCAACACCGTCTTTCATTCCCTTTGGCTACTCGGTAATTCATCTGCTTCTTGATTTCTCTTACAGTCATATTAGTTCTCCTTCTTGTCCCGTGAATATACGTTAGCACAGGTGCAAAAGTATATCGTTACCTTTTGTCCGCCCTGCTTTACTCCGTCCGCTTGCTCCATTACTTTGCCGCATAATCGGCATTTTTCTTGCTCGCTCACTTTTTCACCGCCCGTAAGTAGTTGAGTGCATCGTCTAAGTGTCCGTACTCTCTGGGGTTTACGTATCGTTCTGCAGAGGTTCCGCTATATTCTCTGTCTGCACACGTCCACTTGTTTACTATACGCCAACAATGTCTGTTATCACAACCGAAGCTCCAGCCGTCGCCTTCGTTCCACCCTGCCGATATTTCAACGTCATGGCTTCTTACTGGCTCTGATATTCTTTCTGCTTCTAAAGCATACTCTGTTTCGTCCATTGTCACGCCATTTTCTTTCGCAAACGCTTTTATCCGTTCTGACAACGGGAGCTTTTCTGCTTCTTTTCGTTCTATAATAAGTTTTGCGCCCTCTACCGCTTCCCGTACTGTTACACCTTCTGAATCTATAAGCTTTATAAGTTGGTTGGCATACCCTGTTGTACTCTCTGTGTGTATTACCATACGAGCCATGCTTTCAGACATCTCATGCACAAGTACATTTCTACTTATGCACTCTATTGACATGATATTGCTTTCGCCCTCGTCCTCTGAGTTGTGCGACTCAATTAAGCCGCTTGCCTGGGCGTAGTTATCAGCTATAACTATTTGCCTTATGGTGTCACTATAAGGGGGGCGCTCGATCTTTGCTTCGTATGCTTTCATTGCTCAGTCTCCTGTTTCATTGTTTCGATTAACATTAGTTTGTACGCTTGCCCTGCCAACCACTTCATTAGCCTGGCATCGTTGTTACAGCGCTTCTTTATTGTTTCCACTAAATTATACTTCCGGTAGAATCGTAAACCGCTTGTGTGCTTGCTAAAATGAAATTCGTTGTGGTGTTCAGTGCATAAAAAGAGTTGCATTGATTCCATATTTATTTCCTCTGCCGTCAATAGCCCTCTCCGTATGTAGTGGTGTCCAACGTCTGATAGCCTGTCTACGGGCGGTTTTTTACCTCTACAAGCCTCACAGAATACCCCTAAATGGTGCGGGGTATAGTGTACCATTACCGCCCTCGTCTTTTTGCCACAGGCGCCCAATTTGGTACGTTTAAGCCGTGTTTTTGACCGTTTTAATGGGGTACGTTTTAGGCTCTTTTTTCCTCTTTTTAATGGCGTTCTTTTCATATCCATTATTTACACGTTCTGCAATACTTTGCCGGAGATCGGCTCATTATGTATGTCCATTACTATCTTTTTACCGCCTTTGGAAAGTCGTCCCGTGTTACTAATATGCACGCTTGCTCTATGTTTTTATCCATTATGAACGTGGCGCTTATGAGTGTCCGCATTGTTACCAGACTGCTTATTTCCGGTATCGTCATGCCCGTTACTGCATGGTATGACTCCCATTTCTTGCCCTTTTTGAACTTTACTTGCATCCGGTAACTCCTGCTTTGGTTGGTGAATGAAACGGTCGCAAATGTGATCGTCGCTTATAAACCTAACTCGCCACCGTTCAACGCTCCCACGCTTATAATGGCAATATCTTAATACCGCCATTCCCTCTGTTATGGTTCTGGTGCTCTCTGCCATGTGTAGTGTTTCACTGCTTCGTATGCCTTGAATATGTCCATCGGGTTCTCGATATAAACAACCGTCTGGTACTCTTCCCTTAATTCTTCTATTCTCTCGCCAAGCTCTACCCGCGACACTTCCGGCACGAATGAGATTACTTTATTTGTGCACCGCACGACAAGAACTCTCGCTTTCCGGTTGTCTACTTTTGCGTGTCCTCTCCGCCACGTGTAGCCTTGCTCAAATAGCATCGGCTGGATAAGCCCGGCGGTCTCTGGTGTCTGGCGTATTATTATTACTACTCCTGCTTTCATTGTCCCGTCTTTCATAATCTTTCTCCGGTGCCCCCTTTCGGGGGCTGTTATGCCGTGATATTTTATATTATGTTCTGCGAAACGGGGTCTTGCCATATCATTACCACGTCGCCTGTTGCGTGTTCAATTTTTTCCATGGTTTTTATATTTCAATGGTTATATCTTGTATAGCGCCGTCTACTGTGTTTATGCACTCTCCCACATACGTTTCTTTTTGCTCATCTGTACTGCCCTCTGCCATTTCTTCAAACGCTTCTTTTGATTCCTCTATGGTGGCAATAGACGACTCAACTTCTGCAACGGCTGATTCAATGTTCTCTTGCTTCTCTCGGCAGTCACTTACTTGCTCAGTCTCGCCAAAGTGTTCCTCGATTGCGTCTGCGCTCTCTCCGTACTCTTCCCCTACACTTTCAAGCTCGTCCTTGATTTCTTCAAGTGCGCTCGTCACGTCGTCAAACGACTCTGACGTTACCCCTTTCCAGTCATTACACATCTGCAACTCTGCAAGCTGTTCTTGACACGAATAGATGCTGCTTAGTTTGTCGCTCTGGGTAAGCTCTGACGCTTTCGGGTAACAATTCGTGCATCGTTTGTTCGGGCTACTGTGCATGAATTTGAACTTGTGATATGTGTCACCCTTGTTTATTACAGCGTGACATTTTCCGCATTCGATTTCTTTACGGCTTTTTTGTGTCGTGACTCTAGGCATGGCGTTTTCCTTTTGCTTTTGATATTTTAAGGGCTTTCAAATACCCGTTTTTATTTATTATTTTGGCGGCTTTCTCTTCAAGTTTATCACGCTTGCCAGTTAAATTTAGGGCTACCATAAAAAACATTTTGTCATCGCCGGCTGTCTTTTGTATTCTCCGGCGGTAGTCAATTTCGGCGTCCATTTTTGCTTGTGATAAAAAACCATTCATTATTTTTTCCTTTCGTTGCGTTTAATTAAGTACTGGATTGTTAATAATATAACCACAGCAGGCACAGCAAGTATATACTCCCACGCCTCGATTGTCAGTATTATTTCTTTTAGCGTGTCCATTAGTTGATACCCCATATTTTAGCGAACCGTTTAAGTACTCTCTCCTGCCGTATTTTTGCTTCTGTCTTTAAGATCCAAAAGTTACGGGTGAAGTAAGCACAAGTGTTTAATAAATATGAAATGTTGCGGGTGTACATGGCATCGTATACGTCCAACGTCAACCGCTTTCTTTCAAGAGAATATAGCCGTATAGTGAATACACCCAGTATCGTTGCAACTATTGTCACGCCATATACAAGGTACTGGCTCGGCTCGTAGTCGGTATCAACGGCTATGCACTTGTTCTTTCCCCTGCGTATTGTTACGACGTTCACCGTGACCCTGCCCCTGCTCTTAAACAAGGAATCGTCAACCTTATTGTCACGCTTGCCCTTTACTTCATACGTCCCTGGCACATCAAAGTTTTTCATTATTCTTCACGGTCATTTGTTTAACGGCGTCAATCAATTCAAAGAAATTGTCGTACAGGAACATTTCTGTTATAACATATCCCGCCCTTTTTAGCATATGTTCCATAGATGAAACGCTCGAAAATTGCGTTTCCGAAATTCTGTTTAGTTGATGCATTTCTATGCAGACCATGTGAAACATACCCGCATTAGTTTGTATAACAATAGCCCAACACAAAAACTCGGCTGTCGTGCTTACCAATCGAAACAGTATAGGTTGGTGTAGCGTTATGCTTGGGTTCAATTTACGTACCATCTACCCTTTGTGCATATATAGCTCTTGTTTACCACTCATAATGTACCCAATGACCTGATTTATTAGAAGAGAATGTGCGCCTTACTTGAAATGCTGAACCACACTTTTTACACTCAAACACCATCAGCAACATTCCTTTTGGCGTGTTCTTGTGCCGGAACGATTGTATTCTTTTTACATATTGCCACTTTGCCCCGCACTCAATACAGTGCATTGCTTGATTAGTCTCTCCCGAAATGGCAGTAAATTTACTCTGTCTGACGGGCTTAAATAGTTGTGTTGTCATTATCTGTACTCCTTTGCTACTGTTACAAATGCTTCTATTGATTTGAATACGTGTACCTTGTGTCCCATTGCTTCAATGTCAGTTATAAACTTTATTTGCTCTTTTGATAGCCTCCCTTTCTTGGTCTTAAACTCACACATGAAAAACCCCTTTCTAGCCCATACAAGCAGATCGGGCAGCCCCGCCATGTTGCCTTTCGGCTTTGCTAAATGGAAGTAGCGCCAACCGCGCCTGTAACAATACTGCTCTGCATCACGCTGTAAAACGCTTTCTTTCTCGTCATTTTCGCTCTTTACTGCAGGGGATTCGTCAGAGTCTTTTACAATGCCGAACTCTTTTGCAAGCTCTTTGTTTGCATCGGGGTCGTTTCGTAGCAAATGCCTAAGCTCTGCCTCGCTCATGTTTATACCTCTGCTCATTTGTACAGCTTCATTTTGTCAAACCACTTCTCTCCGATAACGTCAATCATTTTTCGGGTCGGGCGTAGCTCAGTAGTCTCGCTATGATTTAACGTCATTACCGTTGGCTCGGAGTCCTCTTTGTATCGGCAATAATAAACTTTCATTTCGTATTTTCGCGGCTTGCCCTTTTCTTTATCCCATACCTCTGTTTCCACTTGTACTCTGTGGGTAATACCGTCAACTTCTTGCACGATTGTTAATTGGGGTAGCTTCATGCTTGTACTCCATTTCTGATGCTCCATTTAGCGAGTGCTTCTTCTCTGGTTTCGCAATAACAACTTTTTGCGCCACAGCCCTCATCGTTCTGAGAGCATAGCACCACATAACTTTGTGAATTAGTAACATTGTTGCTAACATCAAAGTCGCACGCTTGTCCGCATACTGGCGAGTCAAACCCGCAAAACGGGCAGGGTGGTATTTCCGGCGTATCGTTCAACTTTTCAAACCATATTTTCAGATACACGCACTTATACCCGCTGTCATTGTCTAGTATTACGCTATGCTCGTCATAATAGATATTAACTTCTTTCCCAAACTTAGCAAGCACACTAGGCGCTATCATGCCCTGCTCGCCTGTGTCTATACATAGTATGCCGTTGGTAACGCCTATGCTTGCAAATCCATTTGTCACCATGTCGTCAAGCGTCAGTAGTTTTCCCTTGTACGTTTTCATCTTCTTTCTCCTGTTGGTTGTTATTTGAATTGGCTTTTATTTTGGCTTCGTTTGTTCTTAAACTATCGTACCATGCTTGCCGTGCCTCGTCGCTCATTGTAAAATAAACGCACACGTCCGTTTTGCACACCATCAAATGGCGTACTGTACAGCTATTCTTGCAAATGGCGTGAGAAGTAACTAACGTGTTGTGAAAGTTACACAATCCGAAGTCTTTTATTGCACACTCTTTCTCGCCAAAATACTGACACCTACTGCAACTATCTGTTTCGGGGTTCATTGCTTTTCTCCTGCTCCTGTTTATAGTCGTCAAGTTGTATCGCCCTGCCGAAAAAGAAATACCATACCGCACAGCAACACAGAATAAGAAAACATATAATCGACGTGGCGCCTAAGTACGCTAATATTGTTTTAAGTGGTTCTGGTATCATACGTCTACTCCCTCAAGGTCAGTTAGTGGTTTTTCTCCTGCTTCACTAAATGCGTAGTCAATCGCTCTGCGTATTTCGTTTGTTTCGTTCATACCTATTTCTACGTCTATCATGGCTTGTTTGCACGAATTACACTTGCAATTTTTTATGACGTATCGTAGGGCGCTCTGCAAATAATAGTGAAATTTTGTACCGTTTTTCTCAACTACTATTATACCATAATTGTCAACCCCTTTTGTACCCCTTTTTAGGCGTTTTTTAGGCTTCACTGGTAGGGTGGTATTGCCTTGCTTGGGTTCGTGCCGTGTAGCCTCGTTTTGGGCGTTTTTCGTGGTATTGTCACGCTCTTTTAACCTCTCGGCATAGTCAAACAGGTCAATTACTTTCTTTTCGTCTGTATCGCTCATTAAGGTACTCCCCCCATGCTTTCGCACAGGGGGATTGTCAGCGTTATTTCTTTGTTGCTTTTAAGTCAAGCTCTTCACGTATTAGCTTGGCTGATGGCGCCCACTTTTTGGCGTCTGGTATTTCTGCTACCGCTTTGGCGTATATCTTGTCATGGTTTACTTGAAAATATGACAGCATGAGTTTGAATCCCTCAATGTCCTTTGGCGTTGGGCTGTTGGGGTGTCCGAACTCTTTTCGCATATTGTCAATGGTGTTTGAAAGGCTTTCCATTATTGCCTCTTCTAACATGGGCGCCGTGTAACCATCGTAAACAAGTAGCGCTTCGGCGGTACGCACTCCCGTGTAAGATACTCCATCGAGTCCGAAAGTTAGCGCCATTTTGAACAGGGTAGATAACTCTGGTATGTTGGTCAGCTTTTTCTCAACTACCTTTTCCATGAACCACCCTAACATAAGCCGATACCGTCTGCGGTCGTATGCTTGCATTTGTGCCAGTACAGTCAGCCGACTTGCCTTTTCCGGATCCCCGCCAGACTCGGCACGCACCTTTTCTTTTTCTTTCTGCTTGGGCGTTTGCTTCTCAATAAGTTTGATGTACGTTACTTTTCCCTCGGTCATTTTTCCCTGACGTCCCGTGCCGATATTCAGCGCCGGAAGCCCACCGTCTTTTTTAGCGATTGTAATGTAGCTGTCGGTAGGTGTTACCATGCTTTCAAACTGTTTCAGAATAGCAGGTAAATACAAGCTAATCAAATGCCACTTGCCTTTACCGTACTTCTCGTCCATTCCGTCCATTTTTGTTCTGATTGTCTCAACCCGCTTCTTTGCCCAACAAAGAGGGTTTAAGCAACGGTTGGCGCCGTCATTATCGTCAAACAAGTCGCCACTATTAGCTGACGTTTCGGTGCATTTGGCACAGGTAACAAGTTTGCCATACTTGCTTTCTATTTTGGCATCGAGCGCCCATATTGCTTCGTCCAGTATATTCTCATAATTGTTCTGCATGAATACGACCAAAGCACCCGCATGATAGTGCATTACCGCTTGAACGTCTACCGCCTCCTGCACTCTTAACGGATAAACGGCTAACGCTTCATAGAACGCAATAGGCTTTTCGTTTTTTTCATTCTTGAACTCTGCCATCCATTTAGGAGCGAGGTTTTTCAAATTGAGTAAACGCTTCACCCATTTTATGTCTTTGTTCAATATCCCTGCTGCCGTCTCAATGCTTGAACTGTCAAGCTCACAGAGTATATGATACTCTTCGCACGGCTTCATTGTCCTGCGGTGTGCATTTTCTACATACCGTAGCATTGACCGTATAGGATCGCCACCCGCCTTTTCAATGTCAGCCGTTTTCTTTATTCTGAACCATTCATCTTTGAGCGTCTTGATACCCAGTTTTTTAATTGCTTCAAGGCGGTGATTGCCCCACAGCAAAGAATAGGTTTTATTGGCTTCGTCATGCTCGATGCCTATTGGTTGCTGTAACCCCAATTTACCTATACTGGACGCCATATCAGCTACTTTTGCCGGCTCTAAATGCCAGACACCTAATTTCCGTATTTTACTCGTTTCGATATTCATTTGTGTTACTCCTGTTTTTTGTTATGTTACTTGGTTGTTATTTATGTCTGAACTCATCTGCGTTTAGGCACGTTGCATAGTGTGAAATATACACCTTGCGAAAATTAAGCACGGGTGTGTCGCCTTGGCACTCTGCAATCACTTCGTCGCCGTCTTTGGTTTGTACCGCTTGCACAAGCCCTTTCTTTGGGTTCGCATCTACGGGGTGGTTTACTGTTTCACCATTCAGCTTTCTCAGCTTCACCCATTGGATTTCCTCTCCACACGCTTTGCATTTTCCGTAGCTCATAATTTTACTCCTCTTCCATTTCCATTTCTGGCTTTTTAATGTACAGCATCTGTGGTTGAACAGGCTTTCCAAACAACAATATACAGTGCCATATTTTGCCCGTGAATAACAATCGCACCCGTTCTTTCCACGTTAGTTTCCAACAGCATACGATACCGTGTCTCGTTTTTTTTGCTGGCATTGTAAAGTACTCTACTTGATTCTCTGCTATAAGTACGTCCCTTTCGTCAAAGTCTACAAGTTCCATATCATTCCTTAAAGGTTGCAGGACGGCTAACAGTATTACGGCAACTTTTATAATACATCAACCGCCCTGCTCAGTTATTACCACAATTCGTCTAGCTCACTTTTCTTTTCCGGCGGATCTTCTTTCTTTACCGCTTTAGCTTTCTTGCTTGCCTTTTTTGCCACCTTTGCTTTTTTAGGTAGCTCCGGCGGTTCTTTCCCGTCGATTGCTACTATTTCTCCCTCTTCTATGTATACCCCTATTTCCGCTTTTTCGTTAGCAACAATTTCCTCCCACGCTTGATAGTCTTTCCCTATAACCATTTCGTGTATTATTGCTCTGTGTTTTTTATCAAGCACACTGGCGTCATACCGTATAATTTTGGCTGCGGGGTTGAGCGCCATTGCTACCGCTACCGATACTCTCAGCCGTTCCTCAGAACTTGCTTGCTCATACGGGACGTGATTGTATAGCACACCGTTAGGGACTATTTCAAGACCGTCAACTGGAAATGTAATCGTTGCAAGCGTTTTCTCTTTCTGTTGTGTTATTACCTGCAATTTTTCCTCTGACGTTGCAACCATTCTCTCCCATGACTCTACATCGGCTTTTGCTTGCACGTATGTTTTATACTGCTCCGCTTGCTTGTTCGTTTCTGCGGCATCGTTTATTTGCGTCTCATAGTTTGTAACATTCTTTGCGATTTGTTCAGCGTCAACTTTGTTCAGCGCTATTTTCATTGCGTCTAATTGCTTTTCATAGTCAGTTTTTTGTATGCTTAATTTTTCTACGTTACCTTTCAATCTTTCGATTTCTTTTTTTACTTCGTCTATGTCCTCTTGCCCTGTTTCTATGTTTTCTGTTAGCGTGAGATATTCGCTGTGCTTTTCTTTCTCTTTCATAAGCGCAATGGCAACCGCACCGACATCTATCTCTTTTACCTCTTCCGGCGCTCCTAACAGTTTAAGTGATGCTTTGTATTCTTTTACATTTCGGTTCTGCTGTTTCCGCATTGCGAATACTTCATCGTGCATTTCGTCATAAATGTCAAGCACCTCTGTTGCTTCAACTTCTATCGCTCCTGCCCATTCTGGAAGCTCATTTATTACGGTGTCGTAGTCGCCCTCAATAGTCAATGCCGATACCAACATTTTGCGCTGTTCTTTGCCGGAAGCGTTTGCAAATACCTGGGGATCGAATGTCTGTGTGTTTATGACTTCATCGAGTAACGCTTGGGGGGAGCTTATTGTTGTACCCTCTTTCGTTACGATTTTCAAGTACGTGTTTGCTTTCGTCACAGACCACGTAACAATGTACTTTCCTAAATCAATTTCTACCTTGCCTTTTTCCTCTCCCCTGCGTAGCGCCATTGGCTGTACTACTCTTTTACCGCATAGCGCCCAAAACAAGCTATCAAGTAGAGAAGTTTTACCCTGCTCGTTTTTGCCTGTTACTGTAACTATGTTACGGTCGGGGATAAACTCTACCACTTTGAGTTTTTTAATATTCTCAGCGTAGAAGCGCATTACTCTCAATCCGTTTGTGCCTGTTGCTTGTAGTTCGTCTGGCTCTAATACATCTGGTGTTAAGTCGCTCATTTTTTATTCTCCTGTTGGTTTTACTTGTTCAGCTATCCAGTATTTTGCTGTTAAGTCGTTTGGCGCAATATAAGCCATAGGAATACAACCCGACAAATAACGCTCTCCTTTTTTCGGGCGTCTAAATACGCCTGTGCTTATTGCTATACCACCCTCTGCCGGATATTCATTTAGTGGTATTTTGCGCCCGCAATAAGGGCAATACGGTGTGTAACATTTCCGCTTGATACAGCTACATAGTTCACTCATATTTCACCTCAAAACAACGTGGTTATTTCTGATTGTTCTAATACGTCCGGCTCAACCACCGCCCTGTATGCCGTCATTTGTGAAGCGGTAATATCAACCAGTCTGGCTTTGTCGGTTAAGCGGTATACATTTATTTTCCTGCCGTGTGAACTCTTGCGTGGCGGTTTCATTCTGCCGATTTCTATTAGCCACTCTTTCCGCACCATGTTTCCTATAACCGCCCCGATAGCGTTCCGGCGCCACTCTGGTATTTCAAGTGTAATATCTTGGGCATTTACGCTGTCTTTTTTCATGCCTATTGCAACGATTTCATTCTGTATTAGCAAGCACAAAGCGCCCTTTGCTAACTCGGCTACATTGAATTTGCTATCGCTGTGGTCGCTCATCTTGTTTCTCATTCCTCACCTATCTTTTTGACGTTAAACATCTGCTTCTAGTCCTTTGTGTATGCACTCAGACAAGTTTTACATATCGGCACTCTCGGTCTGTCTCGTATTAGGGTATCTCTCGTATAAGACGCCCACCCTCGGCAGTATTCACACCTTGCTACTTTTCTTGGCACGATTCCTCCTTTTGCGTTGTCGGTCAATTTCTGCCCACACGTCACGGGCGTACTTTTCATTCTCTGCAGCATCGGTCGCCCCGTGGTACATTTTGCACGCACCCCATAATGAACCCTGCTTTTGATAACACATTTTGAGGCATAGGGTCGCTACACGCTTGTTTTCTTTGTGTAGCAATAGGTTGGTATAGCTTGTTATATAATGTAAGCGCACAAGCTCATTACAAGCGCCAACGGTCACGCCATAGCCCCCATTACTCACCCCGTCATAATGGTTGGTATTCTCACCCCTACGGGATTCTACCCAATGTATGCCGTCTAACACTTCATCAAACGTCGTTCCGGCGTATAGACAAGCATTTGTAAAACATAACAGCGCCATAAGTATAATTCGCTTATGAAATATTATTATCGAGTTTATAATGTGTTTCATGTTTGGTCTCCTTTTTTCAAGCGGTTATATTCATATTTAATTTCGCTTGCCATGTCGTCTATAAACTTTTCAGCCGATATGTCTTTTAGGTCTATTGCCATTTCTAATACAGCATCACAAATAATTGTATATAGATTTCTTCCATTCCCGTTGCGTAAATGTTTTATTTGCGCTTTCCCATCTCCAATGTCATACGTGGCACTATATTGCCACGCAATACAACCAACCTGCTTTGTTAGTTTGTGCAATTCGTCAACACAATCAACTATTTTTTGTGCTTGTCTATCTGTCATATTCTCTCTCCCTCTTCTATTGCGTTAGCTATAAACATATCAACTGTTATGACGCTCCGCATACCGTCTTTTATTACTCCCACTTTTGCGGTCTTTCCTTTTCGGTCTACAAAACCAAATCGGGTTATGTGTTCCAGTGCTTCTTTGTAATAGTCAGCACGGGTACTCTCGTTCTTGATATGTTCAAGCGTTTCAATAAACCGTTTGTCGCCTATCGTCCGCATTGTCATTCTATTAACCCCCGATAGTCTATGCTGTTAAACGAATTTAGGAAAGGCATTTGCTTGCCGTTATACTCTGATTGAAACCCCAATTCTTTTAGCCGGCTCATTATTCTGGGATCGAAAGCACTACTGAACACTTCCGGTCTGACGTTTGCCGTGAGTATCAATATTTTTTCCTGCTTATATATTTGGTCGAATAATTCAACCAAAAACGCTCGGGTTGCTTCGGTGAGGTCTTGAACGCCAGCATCACGAATAACTATAATGTCATTCTTAACTATTTTATTTATTGCTTTAGTCTCACCCATTTCTAATTGGTACGCCATGTAACGGATCCCGCTCAACATAGTAAACAGGTTGCCGGAAACAAGGTTTATTCTATCAATGTCCATGTGGTGAACCAGTCTGGCTTTTGTGTTCTGGTATACTATTTCGTGAACAACGGCAGATGCCAGGTGGTCTTTGCCTGTACCGCAAGCGCCCAACATAAACAACCACGGGCGCCCCTCTCTATACGATTTTACATATTCCTCGCAACGGTCTTTCCTCGTACCTGAATCGGGGTCGTGTTTGCTGAACGTATTGAAACGCTGTTCTAACTCGTTTTTTTGGAATCCTCTTGCTTCCAACCGTGCCTTTACCATGTTGCGGATTTGCCCCTCATTGAAGCTCACCTGTTTTTTCGTCAGTGGAGGCAGTATTCCGTTTTTTCTTGTCGTTCCATTCATTTGTGTCATCCTCGTAGCGTCCTTGGTTAAACCATGAAGCAGGTAGCGGACAATATTTTCCCTTGCCGTCGTCTGATTGTGCGTACACTCTCACTATGTCAATCATTTTTTCTACTGTTTCACCTTTCCATTCATGTGCCTTATGCCGTAGCGCTTTTTCAATCGCCACCAATGCTTTTATTTTGCCAACATGACGGGGGTACTCTTGATATATTTTATGTATTTGTATTTTGTTGAAATTCTTTTTTAGGCGGGTTGCTAATGTTGCTCGGACGCCAGACAACGGAACGACCGGATCACCTAAGTCAAACTCTGGCGTTTCTGTCTTGTCATAATAGTTGGGCATCGAGCTTGTTACATAGTCGGTTAGCCCGTCTTTGGTTGGCACGGCTACATAATTTATATCATACGCTCCGTTCTTGTCTGGTAGGTCAGCAGTAAGTGTATTACCGCACCGCTGAAACAGCATCACTTGTAGGTATAATTTGCCACTCGTCTTATACAGCGTTATCAATTCACATTCTGCTATTTCTGTTATAGCGTCCCGCATTTGCCTGTCATCCACATTTGCCTTTCGTGGAAACAGTCTACTACGTAAATACATAGTGTCCGCTTCGTGCCGTCCGGCATCGTCTACCATAAGCAATAGCCTGTGATAAACGCATTCGCTGAAATGTGTGAGTTTGCTTATAGCTGTACTGTCTATAAACCCCTCACGTATAATCCTGTTAGGCATTGTTACCTCACTTCTCTCTGGTTAAAACATATACATCGTCACCGCGCTCTATTAAGTCTCGCTCTTCCAGTTTTTTTACAACCGCCCTTTTACAAGCCGCTTTCGATTTGTACGCAAGTTGCCCCTCGGCGCTCTCCCATATATAGTCTGCTATCCGTGTTACCGAAATGTTACATATACTCATAAAATCATCCGGCTTTAAGTCGGTTGCTAAGTAAGCCCCGATAGTGTTCGGCACGCTTCCCTTTCCTCTCTGCTGTCTTAATTTCCACCCCTCGGCTGCATTGCCTTGCATCATGGCGCTCTTAACATGAAATATAGCGCCGTCCGACCACGTATTCATAAGTTTGGCAAGCGTTATCGCCTTACCCCTATTTTCTTCTGTGCTTAAATAGTCGGCGTGATGGTAGCCCTCTAACGCCCAGTCCTCCCGTTTTAAGGCTATGGCATTAACGATTTCAGTCATTAACGGGCAGACAGTGTTACGGGCGCAGAACATACAGTATTCATTCAAGTGCGCTTCGGGATTGTCATTTTCAAAGTAGTTTGTGAATATTGTAGACAGAACCCCTTTCGCTCCGTCCTCGTCGATCACATATTTCTCGGTTTTTCTCATACGGGTATACACTACTTCTAACTCAACCTTTTTATAGTGATACTTCCACATACCCGCCAGACCATAACAAATTAATTGCGGTCGGCAGTCTCGTACAATGCCACCCGTTTTATAGTCTTTTACAATGAGTGTATCGGTGTCCTTGTTGAGTATAACAACGTCAGCCGTGCCGTACATTATTTTGGTGAATCCCTCGGCAAGAAATAGCCGTTGCTCTGCCAGTATTGTAGAATCGGTTTGCTCGTCAGTGAGTACGTGCTGTACGCCCCACAAGCACCTGTCGTAAGCGTCTGCATCTAAGTTTTTACCCGCCTTTGCAAGAGTACCCGTTTTGACAAGCTCGTTCAGCATCAGCTTCATGGCGGTGTGTTCTATTTGCCCTTGCTGTGCCTCTTCGCTATCCTCGGCGTCCGTGTCCTCTGCTTCACCTTGGAATAGGAAACACTTTGCAAGTCCGTTCAATCCCGACGGTCGGAATACTGGCGCTTTCGCTTTTTCGCTTTCTAAATGTTGCTTTGATACTAACATAATTTTTGCCTGTGTGGTGGCTCCGGCAAGATTGGAGGATCAGTCGCGGCGTTAGCCACACCTGCCGGAGCCGTTTTATGGTAGAGGTCATTCAGTCGGTGGGTCGAAGAATCCCTCGCTCTTTTTTGTAAGGTACTCTTTGACCGCCTTTCGGAATCCGGCAGGGTCGGCAATAACTTCTTGCTTGTGTTCGTCTGTGATAACAGACAACTCTTCACCGTCTTTCATCCAACCCAAATTAACGAGATACTCACGGCAGTCTTTTTCACGTTTGCCAAACACTTTCAATAATTCAGCATCCATGTCTACCGTGTCTTTTGGTGCGTCCTCTACCGCACCTTTCATATCCTCTAACGCTTCCAACCGTTGGGCGCTCATATCCACAACCTTGCTCCCGAAGTCGTGAATTTCGTCGGGAGTGTAAATGCCACACACAATTTCAGGTGCGTACATTCGCATTGCTTTTGAAACACACCTTGCCCGTAGCATGGCATCGGGAAATTTCTCCCATGCCGAACCGCCACGAATAAGCTTTGCGTTTTTGGCGTCTACCATCGAAAACTCTACGGTCACGCCCTGCGCCTTTTTATACCATAGTTTCAATTTGGCAATGGTCTTGTCGTTGCTATCCTGCTCCCACAAAAACTCACCTCCGGCATTTTGAAATTTGGCAAGCATGGCGTCAGCACGCATCGAAAGTTTACCCTGTACAATATGGTACTCTCTGAGCAGGTTAAACGGTGACTGATTTTCCATTATACAGGCAAGCGCTAATACTTTCGCTTGTGCTGTGTTTTCACATCCGAAAAACTTTGACGAGCAGAATACCTCGCCTATTTTTTCAACTGCTTCAAATACGTCCTGCCCCCAATTCAAATCGGGTTTGGTCTTTAGCAATGTCCCCTCCGTCAACTCACGAACTGGCACGATTGCGGTTGCTGTTTCGTTATTCATTTTTTCCTCTCGGGTAAGAACCACTGGTTGATAGTCCCAGCAGGTAGGTTAATTACAGTTTCAAGAAATGGAATTGTTGTTATTCCAGGGGTGTTCGTTCCGTTAAATAATTTGCGTACTCCAAGCTCGCTCCCCCTGTACCCCTCATCCACCATTTTTGTGTATAGCTCTCGGGTAGTAGTGATGCCAACTCTTTTGAGTCGCCTTTTTAATTCATTGTGTACTTTTTTATTCGCCATTGTAGTACCTGTATAATGCTTTTAGTGTTGCCTATTGTATAAGGAGTAGTATACCACAGTATTGTATGAAAGTCAACCCCTTTTTACCCGCATTTGTGCAGTTTCAGATTGTTCCGTTTGTGGCTCTGCCGTTGCTGACGGCGTACCTTTAAGACCTTAGCCATTTTTTCAAGCTCACCGATCCGTGCTTGCAATGAGCGTTTTTTCGGGCTGTCTAACCTCAATGATTCAAGCTGTTTTCTGAGGTATGTAATGCGGTCTTGCATTATCCCCAAAAACAAACCGTCATAATTTGGCTCCCACTGTTGATTTCTCATTTTTTCCTCCCGTGCATAGCGTTAGTTGCTCTTTCGGATGCTTTCTCCCGTGTCATTCCCTCTGCCATATATTTTTTGGTTAAGAAATAATGCCTACGTATATCTCTGCCTTGCTTGTTGAATGTGTTATACATTATATTTCCTCAATCACGGTTGGTTCTGCGTCAGGGTTTAATGTAACTATTATGGGTTCGTTCCACGGGATTACTGTGCGCTGTACTTTTGCTACGACTTCGCTTCTTTTCATTATCGGCTTGCTGAGAGCAAACTTATTCCTTCTTTGGTAATATATCCCTACTGCTTTTGCTTTTGTCGCTGTGTTTGCAAACATTCTAAATCTTCTGACAATCGTTATTGTCTCTGTCACTTCTACTAAATACGGTGTTTTCATTGACTGCTCCTTGCAACGTAGCCGATTCTGTTGCCGTTTGTGTCCCTTATGCTTTCCCTGAATGGCTCGCTTGCTTTGCTGTGGCTTATCGCTATTCTGCACCGTGCAAGCACTCTCGCTATTTCTGCTTTGTATTCATAATCAAATATGCTGTTGTCTGTGTCAAACACTATTAGTATTTTCATTATTACCTCTTGTGATGGCGGGGGAAAATATGCGGTTCTCCCCCGCCTGGGTTATCACCAGTCGCTTTCTTCACCGTCTTTGGGCGGTAGGGACTCAACTGGCGATTCGTCTACTTCAACAGTAACCTGTGCTTTCACAAGCTCTAACTCTTCCGATAAAGCAACTGCCGGCGGTAAAAGTTCTACCTCTTCATCGTTTGCAAGTACAGCCGCTAATTGGTCAGCAACTAACCCGTAACTGCAATCTGGTAGTTCTTTCATGTCGGTTAGAAATATCACAAGAGCGTCAGAACTTGGCACTACTCTTGAAGTTTCGATTGTCACGCTTTTTGCCATTGCACTCTCCTGTTGGTTATTAGTTTACCATTCGCTACTTTCGCATACTTCGCATACGTGTAGCTCGTCTTTTTCAACCACCGCTACAACGCTGTTCTGAGACTCTTCCGATTCCTCTTTTAAGTGTGTGGTACACACCCAATAATCTTGATTCATACTACGGCGTTCTCCGTGTTCAATAATAACGTGATGAATTGCTGTCATAGTTGCCTTGCGTTCATCGTTAGTTCTGCTTCGGGAATATTGCTGTCGTTGAGTACTCTGCCTTTGCTCCATTTTTGCGGGCATCTGCAATTCAACTCATAGGCTTTTTTATTCTCTCGATAGTTCCTGTACGTACATTCAAATGTTTCGTACTCCCACCCTTGACCGTAATCAACGTACAATTTCCAACCGTAGATATATTTGTTTATTTTCTGTATTTTTGTGGTCTTTTTAGTTGCCATTTGGCTCCCCTATTATATAAGGTTATAAGCATTCTTAGGTACTTTTATTCAATACCTCTATTATACCATAGTATACTACTAAAGTCAAGTGTTTTTCGCTTTTAGGCACACACGCTATACTGGTATACAGCACCCTGTTTACCTGTTCTGATATAGGGTAAAAAAATAGCCACCGTTTTACGGGTGGCAGGTGTTGTAACAGTATAGCTTTTAGCCCATTTAGTTTAACTCTCTATCGCTCTCAAGTCGTCTAGTTGCAACATTTTTGCTATTCGTTTTTCTCTCGCCCATCTGCACCACGGACACTCGGTTTCCTCTATATCGTAAAACTGTTGGCAAGTCCCACATATAGTCATTAGATCGTTGGCGTCCACTTCTTTTCTTAGGTCGCTCATCGTGCCACCTTAGTACTGCGTTTCAACTTACTCGATTTCTCTTTCGGAACGTACTTTTTACGCTCTTCTTTGAGAATATACCTTACTGCTTTTTGAGCTTGGCTAGCCGCCATCGAAATTTCTTTCGGGTGGTTCGTCAAGTGCTGTAACCATCCTTTAATGTACGCTGCTTGGTTCTCTATTACAGCGCTATCTATCTTGCACCTTGCACACAAGAACGAGCTACCCAGTGTAGCTATCAACTCTTCTTTGCTGTAAGACTCCACATCGAACCTGCCTTTTAAGGGGGCGCTCAATCCGTGTCGGGTGTCCTGTACTATGCACCATTTCGTGAAACAGCGAAGAATAATATCCCTCTTGCGTTTTGAACTGTGCAAGTGGCGGACACTCAATAACATCCGTCTTGGGTGAGTAGCTCGGTTTGCCCTTTTTAATTTCCGGACAATCCGTATACCCTTTGACAACTTTTTCCGGTTTTTTCAGCGGTTCCATCGGGACGTCAGTGCTTTTCGGCATTGGTATTCCATCGCACTGTGCAATGTTATACACACGGAAAAACCTTTGAATCCAGCAAGTTTTTGGGTTGCCTTTTTCGTCTAGCACTATACCGTGTTCATCCTTAAATTGGGACTTTTTGAAAAAGAATATTGGCGTGTATGCCTTATTTTCTTTATCCTCCGGCTTTACGCTCCCGCCCATATCAGCAATTTGCTTCTCGGTAAGGAACGCCGGAAACTCCCAACCCTCTGCCATCTGAGTAGCCGCGAGTAGGAATATGTTCATCCCGCTATACTCTCGCATTTCCTTATAATTGTAAGGTATGCAAGAACCGCCTGTGCGCCAGTCATGTTGCCAGGGCATCAAACCCGTCTTTTTGACGAGCTTGGTTATACGCTCTAGAATAATATCATACACTTTCATAATTCACCTGTTAGTTATTTGTTTTAAATCCTCTGCTGAACATTGCGCTGATAGCTAAACAGCTATTCATTTCTGTAAACTCGTCAAGGTAATCGACCACGGTAAACCAGTCATGTTTTATGACCGTTTTGTATCCGTGTGTCCGGCACCAGTTGAGCAGGTTTTTCCCTGCTTTATCCAGTTTGACATAAACTGGCTCATTAAAAGGTGCATCGTTAATTTCCTGAACGGGTGCGACTTTCAGCATACTGCCTAAAAGGGCAAACAAAAAAGTGTAATCGACGTTTGGCTTATTAAATGGATTTAACATTTTAGTCTCCTGTTTGTTGTATGATAGCACTCATTTGCAACCTAAATAATAGGGGAGTTATAAGCTCCCCATTATTTATTATCGAAAGTTACTCTGGCATTAGGTCGGTAGACAAAAGCATATCTACTTTGTCCGTATTTCTGCATATCTCCACCTCGTTTGTAAGGTGAAACAATACGTCATATTCTCCCCACTTAACGCATTCGATTTCTGCCCCTTTTTTGTCTTGCACGACAAAATATATTTCGGCATCGGGTTTCAAATACTCAAACATATCAACCATGCTTTTTACCGTAAGCCTTACTGGTAGAGTCTTATCGACTCTCACAAATACCGCATACATCCTTTTCAAATATTGGTTGTACATGATATGGCTTAAACGGCATTCCTTGTATATGTTTGTTTCGCTTTTTTCCTCATCTATTATGTCAGACAAGGAAATGTGGAGTTTTATTGTTACTCTCTGATACTTGTTGCCGTCGTCTATGCCACGCAGTCTTTCTGTAAATGATTTAACATTCATTTGCATATCTCCTGTTTGTTATTTAGAGTGCAAAAGAATGCTATCAGTACGACTAGTAATGCTATAACCTACACTCAATCGGCGGGGGAGTTTTTTAGGCTCCCCCATAACAGGACTTTTACAACATTATCGTCAGGTGTCCTTTTGTATTGAGTGGTAAATCTACAAAATCAACGTCTATTGCTTCAAACAATATATTTACTTGCTTGATTTTCCGGCGGCGGTATTTACCGAAGTCATCTGTTGAAATACAGGCTTGCTTTCATAATCGTTTCCTGTTTTGGTTATAACTAAGTGATAGTTATAGCACTACTAGCCTTTGGTTGGTGTGAATAATAGCGCAATAACCTACACTCAATCGGTGGGGGGAGTTTTTTAGGCTCCCCCATAACAGTAACCTTAAAATGTACAATATCCGTCAGTTGTGATTTTTATTGTGTCATCGGCGGCATTGCTTTTTACTTTCGGTGAAATCCCGTGAAAGAATATGCAGGCTGCTTTGGCGACCTGCCAACAATCTTTGGGGAGCGAACACTTTATCGGTTCTTTCCAATTAATAAATCGTGCGGAACCGTTGTCGTGGTGCGTCCGTTCTAACATGACATCGAATATCATGTCCAGTTGGTGGACGTCAAAACCCAAATCTTTTGCTTTCATCCGCCACTTCTCGCACCGTTCTCCATATCGGGCTAACAGTGTTTGCTTGGCGAATAACTCATACGTTTTTTGCAATCCCTTATTCATAATCGTTTCCTGCTGTTGGTAGGGGAGTAAAAACTCCCCATTGTTTTACCCAGTACAACATTTTGTGCCTGAATCGAATCTTATAAACGCTCTGACGAGTTTATCGTCGCCGTACCGCTCAATCGTGTCAACTTCTTCGTGAGCAAATATCGCTGAAGCATGGGCGCCAGTTGTCTCTGCGACAAATATCATATATTTTCCATCTTGAAATCTCAGACGTCCCTGTACACTCAGCCAAGGAGTAGTCGACAGCACGCCTACTATACTCCCAAGCAACGATTTTAAAGTTTCGTTCCAATTCATTTTTGGATCCTGTTTTTTAGGTTATAACTAAGTGCTAGTTATTGCGCTATTAGTCACTATAAAAAGTAGCCATTTACACACTCAATACTGTTTATGTAGTTGGGAGCTTTTACGCTCCCCATTATAAAAATCGGGCATTTTTTCAACTACAGGCTCGACTCGTCCACCACCTCCTCAGGTCGTATATTTATATTTATTTTATGAGCGATTTTCGGGTTTCCCTCGGTTCTCAATATATTTCTGAGGTAGACACGAATATCGTTCACTGTTTCAATTTTTTTGTAGTTTTTTTGCTTGTTTTCCATAAAATCCGCCTTTTTTTTAATAATGAAAAGTACCTCGGAAAATTGCTTTCCCGAGGCACTATCCCTAAGCGCAGGCATTTTTAGCCGTCTATAATGACCATGTCGGTCGACGGGTCGCACGCTTTCGCGATCGCTTTTGCACTCGCCACCGCGTCCTTATGGTAGCGGAACGTTGCAATAGTTTCCAGAACATCCTCATCGTTCGCGTCCACAAAGGAGCGAGAGACGGTAAAACGTGTCCGGTTCAGAGCTTTGGGAGGATCCTCCGACCGTACTTTTGCGGTCGTCCAATCTTTTACCCGAACTGAAATCGCTGCTGCTGTTGTCTTTGTGCCATTTGACATAATGTTACTCCTGTTTATTAGGGTTGTATTATACACTTACTCAATACGATACTGAGTAAGTAAATGACTACTTTTCATTTAGAGACTAAAAGCTATACTGTCAAAAAACTATTACAAGTATATAACGCTATGGGTTATATTATAGAGTGTATTACTTTTTACGGTAGCGTCCCTGTTTCATAATGAGTAAAAAAACAACTTTCCACTCAGACAGGCTGGCGAGCCATTTACTATGGTTGAATTACTTATAAAGTTTATAACCCCATTCGCTCCACCCAATTTTTTGACGCACTTACTGGGTCGACCTCCTCCACTATTCTTTGCGGACTCTGTCTTATACTTTCGGGTGGCAGGGTGGCTGGCTATTCTCATAGTCTCCCACTCCTCTACTTTCATTCTACACTCTCTCACTTGTCAAATAACTGTCTGGTGTGTCTGTCACACCCTGCATAATGGTATTATACCATAGTATTATACCTCTGTCAAATACTTTTTCCTTTCATACCCTTAAGTGCTTCCGGCAGAGCGACATATATTTTTTTGGAGAGGTGGTTTTTCGGTTAACTCGTTGGCTCAGAACAAGTTACAAGCGCAGTTACTGGTATACTGGTATTCTGTCTGTATGCTGTCTGTATGCTGTGTGGTTGGTATACCCATAGTATGTCATTCTGAAGCCGTGACTATACCCACATGACACAATAGCAAGTGAGGTATACAATGCTATTGCTTTTCAATAACAACGCCTTAGAATTTAAGCAATAGAATACTTATTTACATATATATTTGACATACCAAATATTTTTTATTTCTATATTTTTATTCTGACATTTCAATACTTAAATAATATTAATTCCGTTCTAGCTATACAAGTATTATAATTCTTATATAACCTTATATTGAATATTGAATATCCTATTATAATAAATATATACTAGTATTAATATAATATATATATGTCCATTCAGTTCCGACCACCACCCCCATAGCCACCCCATAGCGACCCCATAGGTTCATTTGGGACATTTTGACACAGTTTATATCGTAGATATTGCATAGAAAAACCCCCCCAATACTGATATTGAGAGGGTTTGGAATGCGTTTGTAAGCTAATCAGCCTACATGAAACCGCCGTATTTACCGGATCGAGCGTTTTCAAGCTGCGTAGAACGCCGCCCTGCCTTGTTCGTTCCGATGCCTGCTTTGGTAGCATTCCGTGATGTGGAGACTTTGACTTTCTTAGCTTTTGCTTTAGCCCAGTGTCCTTTTACTCCTTTACGTGTAGATACACTCCCAGCCTGTTTGGTGGAACCTCCACCGCCGCCTGAACCCCATCCTGCCATGATACACCTCTTTGTTTGTGTATTAATTAGAAAAATACAGTCGTTGCTCTATCTCTGTGTGCTTAGGTAAACCGTCGTCCACGCCTTGATTGTGCCGCCGTTTTAAGTGCCGCACGTGTAGCCGCTTTAGATCGCCGTCCGTTTATTCTCGGCGTTTTGCCACGAACTCCGGCACGTGCCAATGATTTGACATTACCGCGAATCTGCTTTACTCCGCCACGTTTGGTAGATCGTTTTCCACCGCCACCGCCTGCGCCCCATCCTGCCATGATACACCTCATGTTGTTAGTTGTTTATAAATTAAGTTTCATCAGACGTTGCTTGGTCTTTTTCCTGTGCGGCAACTCTATTATCGTATTCTTTCTGCATTTTTGCAAGTGTTTGCTCGCTCATGTCAATTACATCGTCTTTGTACCCCCTGCATACATTCTCGGCGCTACTCACCGTTTCAATGCGTGCAAGCTCTTCGCTCTGCGGTTCTTTGTCGGTCAAACTATCAACCTGCACCTCGTATAAACGCTTTTCTTTTATACGGACACAAATACTGTCTTTATCGTAATTTACCTCTGCGTCCTTATGGCTTTTGCACTGGCAACAAAAATTATCAGTGCTGTTCAGCATACCGGAATAATAACCGAAATTGCCGTTGCAGATACCGAATTGCATTTTGTTCTTTTCTACCATTGCTTTTATTTTCAATAGCTCTGCGTGTACCTTTACTCTATCGGTCTTATACCAGTGCATTGCCATTTCTGTTTCAACTTCATCGTTTGGCGACCAACGCCTTATATAGTCAAGTAGCGGTTCATCCAAAGCCGGCTCAACTCTTTTGAAGTACTGCATACCTGGCGCACAACATTTGAACGGTTCCACGTTGACTATACTGGCAAAACTCATTTCCTTAAAGAACTTCTCGAATCCGTCATAGTACCCAAGGAATAGCGGTTGCATACGTAGCACAACGTCAACGCCCATTGAATCAAGCTCCATGAGCGCTTCTTTTCTGTTAGCGATCGACGGGCAGGCAGGTTCAAGTATTTTTCGCTTTTTCTCGTCAATCATAGAAAACGCTGTTTTGCAAACTATCATTTCCGGTGGCGTTTCAAGCTCTTTCATCACCTTGGCAAGCATGGCAGGGTTCTTTGTTGCCATCGTTAGGTGTATGCCTAATTTACGGGCGTTTTCAAGTAGGTATACAAGCTCATCGTGGACGCCTGCAACGCAAGGGTCGTTCATGCACCCTATTGTTGCCATCTTAAATTCCTCTGCTTGTCTGAGAGCGTTTAGAATCACGGTCTTGCGTTTCGGTCGTACTCCTGTCGAATGTTTGAGCGCCGGTGTAGCAGATGCGAAGCAATATACACACCCAAGCGGACACACACCCGAACAAATGTCAAAGCGGATTGCAAAGGCGCAATAGCCGTCCCTGCGTAACACGCCCGTCGACCCCTTTTCCATTTCTCCGTCCCCCTCGGGAGCATCACCCATTCTTTCTTCAAGAAAAGCCTCTTCGTCAAAATCCGGCAGGTCAAAGTTAGAAAGGTCTTCTAGGTCAAGTTCTGCCTCGGCTAAGAATGCATCAAGCCCCTCTGGGTTTACTTTTCCAAATTGAGACACCGCGGCAAGTATCAACCGCTTTGCGTGCTTCTCATCGTCAACGTCAACGTATGCTACGGGCAGTTTATTTCGGTCAAGACTAAACCCGTCCTCGAGCATTTTCTTTATGGTATACACCCGTTGGTGTCCGTCCAGTATGCCTAATAGCTTGCCGTTACATCTTGCAACGCTCACTACATAAGCAAAGCCTTCTGACTCTATCAACGCTCGTAGCTTGTAATAATTTTCCTCCGGCAAGTCTTTTAGATTGCCCTGCAGGTTGGTGAGCTTGTTCACGTGTAGCGTGTCGCTCCCCTCGCATATCACATTTATGTCTGTCGGTGTGGGCTTCATTGTTGCTCTGTGTGGTTTATAATACGTTGGGATATGTACCCATGAATAGTAGCTGGTTGTGTGCCGCGACCTGCCCAGGGGCGATAACTTCATTCTTTAAGCCGTGGAATAATTCAATGCCTACATGGTCTTGTGCATCAAGTACGCCCTCTGAGCAGAACACGCTATTAAATTCATAGTCGGGGTATCTGCGTAAAATAAGGTGCTTTATATACTGCGCTACCATAGGTAATTCAAACGCTATTATTGAAAGTATATCGTAATGTACCTTGCCTACCATGTCGTCAAGATAGTCAACCATGTCCTGCCGTATACAAGTGCTTGCCGCTTGATTAACCGCCCAGTCAGCATAGCGGTATATGTCAACCTTTCCGTACCGCTTAGTGATGTCCACACGCTCAACCCCGCCACGTTTCCATAGCGCTTTGAAAGTGTTACTCCCCCCCAATACCGAGTGTACCCCGATAGGAAAGTCTTTGACTATGCCAACGTGTGTATACTGGCAATACGGTTCTGGAACTAACCGCTTGTATTTCTGGAATCGGTATATGCTTTCTGAAAACACATTAGTATTATTTGGATCTCTTTTCTTAAAGAACCAGTCGCCTGTCATAATATTACATGAGTTTTGCATCGTGCTACCCGTAAAATTAAAAGAACTCCCCTGTTGAAAACTTGCGCTGTGGCAAAGGGCTGTTGTAATCTAAACAGGGAAGCCCTAAGTTATTTCTTGATACCTACCCGAAGCGTAATGAAACCAAGCCCAACCATTGCACCGATAAACCACGCTATTTTGCTTTCCGGTATAACGTCAAAAACACATAGCACGCACAGCACAACTATTATCACACCTACGCAATATGTTTTCTTTCCAACGAGCCAGTCGCCAAAAGCTATTATCAGTTCTAAAGGTTTGTACCCTCTGTATTGTGGTTCATGGTTCATGGTTTATCTGTGTTGGTTGCGGTGGCGGTGGCGGTGTTTGAAAAAACAAGCCTCGCCGTCCTGTTTTAATAGATAGTCAAGGTGGTCGAATGTAATATACGCACAGCCGTCCTCGCCCCACTTGTCTTTACCCCAAGAGTTTTTAATTCTCACTTTCCGGCGTACTATATCAACCTTGTTCGCAAGCCAACAATGACCGCCAACGATTTGTCCCGTAGGTGTAACCATGTTGTTTTCGTCTGGGGTCATCATTCCCTCGTACCATGCAGTACCCATTACACTAGGTCCGTGATACCCCAACCCTAAGAGTAATTCTTGCAAGCTAAAAGCCCAGTGATAACTCTCAAACCACCCTGCTTCGTGCGCTACCTGCACCCCTGCGAGTACACTTGTACCCTCGTAAAAAGGGGATGCCCCTGGGTAAGCGCCTCCTGCCCACGGGTCACGCATCTGGGCTTTCCAGTAAATTTCTTCTCTGGCGTGTTGATTTGTGAGGTCGGGTACTTCGGCAGGTCGAGCCGCTAATTCGTGGTCGATACCAAACCCAACACAAGCGCCCTCTGCGCCTTGGTCGAGCCATGTGTTGCATCGCCATGAGTATGAGCGTAGTTTTTTTGCTTTCTTTTTCAGTAGCTTGCGAATAGGAAACGCCCTGCTTCGCTCATCAAACTCTGGCACACGGTCTAAGCGTTTGTCGCCCGTAACTACTTTATTTTTCAGTATTATTTGATTCATGGTATTGCCTCTGCTGTGGGGTCAAATGTTAATTCTAATTCTCGTTCCAACATTTCTATCACAGCCACCGGATTACTCGGGACGTATTCATTTGTTGAAACGTATACCGATGGCACTATGTCATAGTAGTTACTGCTTACAGCTAACCACGGCACACTGAAAAACGACCATATTTTTATCGTGGCGCTCTTCACGTCCGTAACCCACATTATGTCAATCAACCCGAACCGCACATTTGGGAATTTGGTTTGCTCACTGTAATCGACTTGTATTCCGGCTACCCTTGTGTGCATAATGACGGTGCGGGGCATTATTACATCTTGGTCGTAATAGGTGAAGCCCCCTGCTTTAATGTAGGTTGTCTCTTTGGATCCGCACGAAGCAAGGAGAAATAATGCCATTACTCCTAATGCCAAAAACGTCAAGTATTTTTTGTTGATGGTTATACGCACTACTTCTCCTTGCTGTTTATCGGCAATGGTAAACAAGTATTGATACTAACGTACACACCATTGCCCATAGTATATGTGAGACGTATGATTTAATTCCGACTTTTACAAGTATTTCGTTTATGCTGTCTTGCAGTCGTCCGTGATGGACACACACACCGCCTGTCTGTTCAAGCGCTTGTATGCGGGCGTCGTGTTGGCTCAGGGATTCGAAATGCACATTGCAGTGATATTGGTTTTCTTTTAGTTTAACTATTTCTATATCGTGGGCAGTTAGCTTTGCCGTTGCCGTCTCAACAAATTTCGCAATCGGTGTCATTGTCTTTCCTATTTCTTCATTAAGATGGCGGTCGAGCTTCCTCCATAAGTAATCTTCAAATGCTCGTTTATCTTCCGGTGTCATCGGCATAGCGTGTTCCCCTAATTGTCTAATGTCGGAAATTTACCGCCTGTACAAGAACTATCCGGCATAGCTACTGTGGCGTAGTCAGCAGGGTAAAGGTGTCTTATCCTTTCCATTCTGCGGTTCGTCCATTTGTTCACATTCTTTCCGCTTCTGAAATTTTTGTAATATCCGCCGCTGTGTGTAATGCAAAGTGCGGAGAGTAAATTTAACGTATACCATGACATACCGAAGCTATCAATAGGGTTGTATGACCTCGGCGCTCCCCAGATTGCACCGTATGCCGGTTTATTTGCCTGTGTAGCCGTGTATATAGCGGTATTCCTACAATTCGTACCCTCAGAAATTAGTTGCTGTGGCGGTATGTCGAGCGTGTCGCCGTCTACCGCCTTAAGTGTTGGGGTAAGCAAGGGTATACCCCCATTTGCTTGTAATAGTGCGTTAGAAGGCGCCGAAACACCCCTTTTGATTCCCTTTGCAAAACAGCAGTCCCAGAACTCTTGTAGCTCGCTCTCATCGTCGTCTATGTACTTAAAAAATTCTTCTTTCAAATGTCCGAAAGTGTACGCCTTTCCTTTACCCCACCAGACGCCCCGATACTTCTTGCGTTTTATCTTCACCAAGAACCCGTGATGGCTGGACATATAAATACGTTTCCCTGCTTCTTGTAGCCAAGGTATGTGTTCGCATAATTGCTCAACGGAATACTCATCGTAGCTTATGTACCGCACTTCATACGGGCGTACCTCTTTCCCCTCACGATCGGTAAAAGGAAAGAATAACGGCTCACCAGTAACAGGGTGCTTTGATACTGTGCCAGGGCGCTGTAAAAGAGCAGTAAATACTCCGGCGTCTTTTTTGCACTCCGGCAGACCGCCGCCAGTGATACCTATGCACAACGCCCGTCTAACTAATTCTTTCGCTTTTATAATGATGTTCATGGCGCTATCCTTACGGTCTTTGCGGAATAGTCGAAGTCGTAAAACAGAAATAAGTCGTTTGTGCTGATTGCGTCTTTTGGCGCGTTGCGTCCGGCTGAGTATAGGGTTGTTACTTCCAAAGCTGACAACTCAGTGTATACGCTCATCTGCTTGATTATGTATTCGGAATTGTAGGCAAGCTTTCCTGATATTAAATCTACTGTGCTAATATTTACAAGACCGCTTTGCGCCAACCTTGTATCTTCATATCCATTGGTATATATGATTTTGTTGGCTCCGTCATAACTGAAAACCAAATGATACCAGTTGCTTGCAACTATGCTGTTGTCGCTACCATAAAGGGCGTTTGTCCATGCCGTGCCGTCATTAGAAAAATTAAAAGAGGTGTTGTTGTTTGCTAACCGAAAAGTGCAAACCACTCCATAATTTCCCGCCGCTCCGTGCTTGTTTAAAATATTTCCACCGCACCCTGTTACCAAAGGATAAACCCAACATGACATAGCAAACCCATTGCTCAACGAAAATCCTTTTTCGCTGTATGTGATTGTTGCATTTATGGTATTAAGCTCTATCCCTTTTGTTGTTTGACTTGTTAGTGAGTATGTGCCGGTATTGCCGTTGCCGTTGCCAGATTTATCTAGCACGACCGCTGGGGCTGAGTCGAATACGCGGAGGGTCTTACCGCCGATCCTAACCGTCAGAGGCTCCGCGACTGCTAGGCCGATTGCCAATAGAAAGCACGCTATCAATACCAACACAGCAACAGTGCCGACCGTCAATATCTTTTCGGTTTTGTACTCTGCTTTGTAGCTGTCCTCACACATCTTGTCTATTCTTGATTTCACGTATGCCCCCTTACTTTTCGACTTTAATGGTGATAACATCGTACTCTTTCGTCACTTTCTCGCCGTCCACCACTACCACTTTCTGCTCGGATGTCTTGGTAATAGTCACGCCGGTAGTGTCTAAGTCGATTGTGTTCTTTGTAACGGTATACCCTTGTGCCGCCAACTCAAGTGCGAGTATCTCGGACACAAACGGAGCGAGTATCTTTCCGTAGTAAGCCTTCGTTTTGTCCGATACATACAAAGGGGTATCTACACCTGTTAAGTCAACGCTAACGCCTAATGCCTGTCCGTTAATGTCCACTACAATCCGCTCAACTTTAAGCTCTTTGGTCTGCTTCGGTACATCAATGGGTGCCCCTGCATAAAT